ATTCTTTTCCCGAGGTCTCAAAGACTAGCTCAGTAGCGTCTCTATTTACAACTCTTTTAGATACCAAGCGTAAGCCTTGAGTTTCACAGTGTTCTAGTGTTTCTTCTACATGAGCGGGACTACAGGTGACTCTTACTAACATTGAGGAGTCTCTTTTTGTCTCTGCGTCGTAACTTGCGTTTTTCTCGTTTCCATTCTTCTTTGTCTCCCTTAAAATTGATAATTCCTTTTTCTAAGGCCTGGGTTTTAGTGTCGCAATATAGTTTATCTAATTCGGACACGCGGAGTCTCCTTCTTCAGGCTACCCTACGACAGCTCCTTTCAGCTTGTCTAGAATAATCTGACTAGGATGGCTCTCGCCTTGAGAGCGATGAGCCATGCCTCTCATTAAGAATTGAATAGTAGCAATATCAAATGCAATAGCTGGGTCTTCTAGGTTGACGTCGTGATGCGCAAGATTGCTCATATAGTCTAGCGTAAAGGCATCAAGTATACCTTGCGTGACGTTAGCTTTAATAACGGCTTGCCTCTTTGCCGCAAAGTCTTGAAAGTTAATAACACTCATTAAAACATTCCTTTGAGCACAATCGCTCGATTATTCCAATAGTTGATTACCGGGATACCATACTTTTGCGCTTGTTTTGTCTTAGTCGATTCTTCTCCCGAAGAAATTAGCGCATAGCAGTCTTTGGTAAGTGCATCACTAAGTTCGAATCCGAACTTGGAGAGATGAGCCCCTAGTTCTGATTTAGTCATGTCCAGTTTTCCAGTAACACATACTTTGCGATACTCTACCTTATCTTCAGGAGTAGAGGTTTCGACCTCTAATCTATAAGGCAGTCGTTCTACCCAATCTGCATTAACCTCCAACCAGCTTAAGATGTTTTCTACGGTAGTAGGCCCAATCCCATGAATCTGTAGCTCCCCAATACGTGAGAGATTTTCAAAAGCAGGAATGTGTTTACAGATAAGTTGAGCTGTAGATTTACCTACGCCAGGAATACCCAAGGATGCAAGTACTGTCGGATAGTCTTTCGGACGAGAAATCTCTTCTCGAATTTTATCTCCATTTTTACCAAGAATGCTCCACGGCACATCACCATAGAGTTCAGAGGGATGCGAGATTTCAAGCTTCTCAATAGAAGATGGGCCTAGACCTTTAATACCGAGTGTTTTAACATAGTGCTCTACTAAGCGCTGACCATTCTCCGCATCAACATAAATCTTTGGCCCCCGACGCTCTAGAGACACTCCTAGAGCTCGCTCTGCGTCTGCGAGAGAAAACGGAGCGTAGTTAGAGTGCTCAAGAACTCGCACAAACTGAGGGGTAATTCTGCGTTCAATGAGAATAGAATCTCCGGGACGGAGATTGTTTTCCAGTACAAATTCAAGATTATGCAGAATAACTCGGGTAACTGTAGCCCCATCAAGCACTACGGGGTCCACCAAGCCAACAGGAGTTACGACTCCACTACGGCCTACAGTCCAGATAATATCTTTAAGATTAGTAGCTGCGCTATAGTGCTCTTTTTGTTTCAGCGCTACTGCAAATCGCGGATGCTTAGAAGTATGACCCAGCTCTTGCTCTCGAGCATAGGAGTTTACTCGATAGACTTTACCATCTTGCGGATACTGAGTATAGGCATCATCGAGTACAGTTTTGAAACCCGCTTTTTTAGCCAGTTTCAACCTATCAAGATAGTCTGCCTCTACACCGAGTACGTCGTGAACAATAAAGCGCAGGTTACGCTCTTGTGCTTCTTTAGCACTCTTGAGTCCGAGAGCACCTGCAACATAGTTACGAAAGTTTTCTACATTAGGATTGTCTGTAACTACCTCGCCGACAAAAGTAGCGCTTTGGGCTACTGTTGGTGGAACTCCTTTGATAACCTTAGACAGGTGAATAACATTTTCACCATACTCACCATCACCCCGAGTAAGAAGAGTACGTAGAGCACCCGACTCATAGGTTGCAGACAGATTTACTCCATCAAGTTTAGGAGTAAGAACTGAAAATTCAGCCTCTACCTCTTCTTCACTGTACACCTTTTTCAGAGAATAGAGCTGATGCGGATGTTTGATTTTACCGCCAAGAGAGCTAATACGCACAGTAGGGCTGTCAGGGTCTTTCCAACCCTGCAGCCGTTCCATTTCTACAAGTTGGTCATAGAGACCGTCATATTCTGAGTCTGAGAGAACAGGCTTACCTAGATCGTAGTAAAGCTTATCGTGATGCAGAACAATACTTTTAAGTGATTTATAGTCCATCTGAGTCCTCTTTTTTATCTTCTTCTAGAATATACTCCATAAAATTAGCATTTATCAAGAGAGAATTAAGAATGCGACGAGTATCACGATAATGTGAATGCATTGTGTATGCATCAATTGCTATTAGCAACATTCCCGTAAAAAGAAGTAGTGGTGTGACATACTGAAGAATAAAAAGAACTATGAATACAACTCCTAGCAGTCCGTAACTTTTCATTGCAACACGCTAGAAACATATTCGTTATATAGTTTTTTCATTTCAACCTGATTTGGTAGCTTATGGTTAAATACAGCCTTACGTAATTGAGCGTAGGGTTGTTTAAAAGATTTACCGTGTGCTTTATCTACTGACATATTTAACACTTTTTTACGATAGAACTGGACCGCGTGTGCCATTTCATGGCAAACAATCATACCAGTAGCTAAGTTACGGTCAGTAGCATAGAATCCACCAATAACTGAATCAGCATCAAAACTGGCGTACTCGTACATTCTAAAAATAGTTCCGCGGTTTCGAGACAATAACCACATTGCGAGGTTAATTCCCGGACCGCTAGCATACCAACCGCCTTTATGAGCTGTTCGAGTGGTTGCCCAATCTAAACGACAGTGGTGTAGTTCAAAAGAACTACAATCACTCCAACACTTAATTTCCTGCTCACATAGAGAAATCCAGTGATACACACTCTTCTCTAGGAGAATTTTACTAGGAGCGTCCAATGTCTATTACCTCTCGACGAGTAATAAGTTGATAGGCGCCTTTGTTAAAAGCAGGAGCGACAGTAAATTGCTTTGGCTTACCACCGTGCTGCAAACAAGTGCTATAGCCAAGGCGCGCTCGCGCTTCGCTAAAGTCTTCTCCACAAACAGAACACTTACACCATTCGTACATAGTTTACCTCTAAGATTATACTTAAAGATAGCATATAGTTAAGCACGTGTCTATAGATAACTTAAATTCGTCGGGACCACTCTTGAATAAACTGTGAACTACTCTGAGTCTTCTTACCGCCAACATTAAAAAGCAGTAGAATACCGAGCTCCATACAGAGGTCTATCTCAGCCTGACTAACATTAGTAGGAGTACGGTCTCCACCATTAGCAAAGAATAGATTACCTCTACCCCCAACTCCGTTCGTTAGTAGGTGCTTAGAAGTGTAAAACTGTTGAATGGCTCCACAAGCAGTGCCGTCACTATCATCCCAGCCAGTTTGTACCTCGCTGACATGCTTACAGTGTTTTAAGATTGCAACTCGTTCACTAAGAGGTTGAAAAGGAGCACCCTTTTTTCGTGTCAACCAATTATCCGAGTTAGGTGCTACTACTAGAGTTCCTATATGAGCAGCTTGCTCCATTGCCGCAAGATGACCCGAATGAATAGGGTCAAAGCCGCCTGTAAATAGTATATAATTCACAGACACAGATCTACCAGCTCTTGAATACGCTTAGTCTTTTCATCGAGTTCGTCAATGTTCTGCTTTTTCAGAGCCGTAGCAGCCGCTCGTACGTCAGCTACTGGAAGCCCGTATGTCTCTTTTAGATACTTAAGCTTATCACTAATCATATCACGAGACGCATCTACCGATTCCATTAGACTGACAATTGTATGAATAGTTTTTGCTACGTCTTCCGGATTAATTGCATTAATCTGTTTCGGTTCTTTTTTCGGTGCCATTTTGAGCCTTTACTTGAGAAATTAAATGTTGGAGAATTGTTCTGCTTCTTAGAGGAAGCGTTGTATTGTTCGGGTCTTGATGCTTAAAACAAATAGCGAGTGTATGATGACCATTTACTGAATTTGCTACTAGTTGAATATCGTGGTCACTCATTGAGAGTACATCTAGAGGATATGGCAGTCTCATAACATACTCACCCCAGTACTGGTCTTCATGTGCTATGTCAGAGTCTAGACGTAATTCAGGAATCCACTTTGTTAAGTCGCGGAAAAACTTACGACCAACAAGTTCATTTGTTGGGATATCGCGAGGTAGTTCATAAATAATTGCTGAGTCCATGCTATAGTCCTACTGTTTTAAATCTATCATATTCAACTTCACTTGGGAAGCGTGAAGTAGTTTTAAGTGCTGGATATGCTATGTCTATTCTGCGACTTTTAGGTACGTAGTCTACAGGTACAAGCTCATCGAACGGAGTTCGATATTCAAATGGAGGCTGAGAGTCTCTACGAGCAACTTCACTTGGATGAATACTCTTTCCCCACTTCCACTGAAGGTACTCTCTATTATAGAGTACGCGATTCATAGAGGGATTACGTTTAACTGTCAGGCTCTTATTTGAGCCTGCAGAGGGAACCATTAGAGAATTAAGAACTATTCCTTGTAACATACAGCGTTGCTTATAATCAGCGTCTTCACTATACACATAGATAAAATTTTCATCAAAAGCGCCTACCTGTTTCCAGGTATCTCTATGAATTGCAAAACAGCTAAACTCAAAGTATGGTTGAAATACGCCAGTTAAACAAGTAGCAGAAGTCTCAGCTAGTGCGTCTTCTATTTGTTCTTCTGTATAGCACGCGTCGTCCTGCGTAATAATAATCTTTTCTAAATTTAAATAGTCAAAAGCTATACGACAAATAAGATTCCAGCCGCCAGCACAGCCAAGGTTAGTGCTAGTAGTATAGGTAGTACAGGTAAAAGTTGCATCATAGCTTTGGTTTCCATTGTCTATAAAATAAAAAGTGGAGCCAGGGAAGTCTTTAACACTAATAGTATTAAAGAAGTCCTGGGCTCCACAATAACTTAGTACAAAAATGTGATTAGTCATCTCTAATCGTGTTATTATAATCCACTGCAGCACGCAAGATCGAAAGATCTAAATCTAATTCAGTGCTAGAGGTATGAAGAAGAGCTGCGGTATCCTTAGGAAAGCAATAACCGCCAAATCCTCTAGAGTCCTCAAACACAAAAGTATGGCTAGGTCCTATTCTAGAATCTAGCGCAATGCCTTCTCTAACATATCTATAGTCAATACCTAGACGCTCACAGAAGTCGTATATCTGATTAAAGAACGCAACTTTTGTAGCTAAAAAAGAGTTTCTAAAGTATTTTACTGTGATGGCCTCTTCGGGTCGCATCTCATATATTTCTATATTAGGAAAGGCTCGTTGGTAAAGTCTTTTCCAAAATAGTACATCTCCACCAGCAACAATAGCACTACTAGTAGCTTGTACATCTTCTATTGCAGTATCTGCACGTAAAAATTCAGGACTAAAAGTAATTTGGTGTTTTGAAAATCTTTTTTTAAGTTTTTTCCAACCCTCTAGACTAATAGTGCTCTTAATCATAATAGGTATGGAATCTGAACACTCACTAATTACAGATTCAACATAACTAGTATCACAGCTACCATCACTAGATTCTGGGGTAGGTACACATACAATTATGCCTTTTGCGCTTGGAAAATCTTGAATCTTTTTATAGGTATACTTTGGATCTACTACTGATACCTCGTGAGTTCTTTTAAGTGTTTCATAGTAGGCTTTACCAACAAAGCCAAAACCAGCAATAATAATCATATAGAAGCTTTCATAACAGACAATATTTTATATGTATTTTCCCAACCCTTAACAGTAAAACATTCACCTCTAGATTCTGTTTCAATAGCTACTTTTAATGGGTAGTCATTACCCCCGGGTTCCATTTTATCACCAAAAAAGAAAAGCCTGTCTTTAACTGAGAAGTCTTTAATAATCTGGCTTTTGTCATGACCTTTTGGAAAAATATCAATACCCGTATCGCCACCAACTCTAGCAGATAGGGTAGGAAATTTATGATTAAACTGAAGAGCTATACGTTCGCGCTCTTTGTTCTCCTCATCGTAATCTACGTATATTTGGCGCTGACTTAGAGAAGCTAATCTACCTACCACAGAAAAATTAACGCAGCCTGGACGCTCTTCTAAATGTTTCCCGGCACGAATTGCAAAGTTACTGAGGTCTAGTTCTCTAGCTAACCATTCTTTTGCTTCAAGAGAAATTTTCCAGGGGCTAGTATAAATATTGTTATCTTGCTCCCACACATCATTGCCAGAGCAGTTATAAACTCTTTTAGAAGCGTTAACAATATCTAACCCAAGCTGTTCAATTGTTTTAGGTCTGTCAGATCCAGTAATTAAATATACGGGGTAAGACTGACAAAAATCTAAAAAGAAGGTAGAAAAAGAAGAATCAATACGTTGACGGCTAGGGGTTAGAGTACCGTCAACGTCAAAAATAAATCGATACATAATTTAGTTATTAGTTATCCCAAAAAATGTCGGAGTCGGTGCTTCACTCGATTCTTGAAACGAGTTTTGGGGTTCCTCCGTGACAGGCGTACTTACAGATTCTGCGGGAATCTCTACTAACTCAGGGGCAACGTCAATAGGTACATCAGGGGCAGCGTCAAAAAGTGCAATAGGATTTTGAATAACAATAACATCCGAACTAAAAAGAGCCTCAATCTCAGAAGAGGTCCAAGAGCTAATAGGCTTCCAGTCGGACTGAGGAACGTCTACTTTAGTCTTACTACCATCTTCTGAAACGCGCACCCATCGGTATACATTTTTACTATTATTATCTATTACAGGGGTAAATTTAGGCATTATATTTCTCCTAGAGTGTTAAAACTTGTAGAGTTTCTCCAGCGTACTGTTCTTCTTCTTTGATATAGGCATAAAACTGCTGAACAGCTTGTTCTTTGTTTTTTGCTTCAATATCAAAGTCTGCATATTGCAGCATTGGAACAGTAAGTGCGAGAAGTTCTTCGTCCCACAGTAGCTCTGCATGAGCATTAGGCTTCATCCAGTATTCTTCATTCTCTAAAGGAAACGGATGACTAGTATGAAATAGAGGACGAACCTCTTTCCAAGTTTTAACAGATTCAATAAACCACGGATGGTTTACGGTAATGTGCTCTACATCTCGATTTTTTTGGTTAACAACCGTTCCTGCAGAATTCTTTACTTTGTCGGTTTTAGTCATGAGATGGCAAGCATAGTGATGAGTATCTAATGTAGCACGAGTAGGAATACGAGCACAAAGCTCTAGTACGTGTTCGATGCCGTAACCAGATTTTGCTTTATCTTCGTTTTCAACAGCTAGACATTGCTGAGCATAGTCTGAGAGATATTGAAAATTAGTAGCAAAGCGGTTAATACCGTCAATATGTTTTCCGCCATACAAACCTTGCAGGTGAATATTCATAGTAAAATCACGAGCAGGCAAATTCATAAGCTTACCATAGAGAGCATGGTACTCTAGGTCACGAATAGAATTTTGAACTACATCAGAACTGCTAGAACCTAGAACAGTATATTGTCCAGGATGAACACTGACACGAATTTCGTATTTGCGAGCAATTTCCCCAGCCTGTGCTAGAATAGTAGAAATCTTTGGCATAATTTCATCATACCAAGGTTTAGTAAAATCTAGTGTGTAGCAAGGAAAGAGTTCAGATGAGATACGAAAACTACGAAGATTGCGAGGTTGGTCGTTGAAATACGTAGATAGGGAGTCTAGAAGCTTACGACAATTTTCAAGTGCTTTAGACTGTACTTTTTGTTTGCCTTCTGCTTTAAGAGCGTAAGTTTTTGTAGTAGTTCCAAAGTTATAGCGTTTTGCTTTAGCTGCGTCAATCCACTGACAACACTGAGAAATACGCCAATCAGTACGAGTTTTGTTAAAATAGCTGGTCATAGTAATCCTATAGTTAAGTTACAGATTACTATACGAGTTTAAATACTGAATGTCAACTAAAAATTAACTTTCAGGGGTGAGTACAATTCGGAAAGTTCCGTTTTCTAGCATGTCATTTTCACCCCCTTCCTCTTCATCTTCTTCTTCGTCGTCGCCTTCGTCGTTTTCAGGCATACCTGCTAACTGCCTAAATTTAGCCATGTGTACATCATTAATATAAGAGTGCTCTTCTGCTAAGCCCATACGCTCTGCATTATCCATAATAAGTTCCGCAAACTCTTCTGCTTTTTCGTATTCTTCTTCGTCAATAGAACCCATTGCAATTGCCTGTTTTTCTAGTCTAAAGAATAAATCTTGAAGCATCATAGTCTCTACAATAAGATGAATCATATCAGTTTTACCGCGAATATTACTGTATAGAGCCTGTGCTGAGGGACAGATATCGAAATGTCTAGTAGTATAATCACCAATAGTTATTTGCTGAGAGTTAGTAGAATCACTATTTTCGGATTCCATCATCTCTCCCATTTCTTCCATCTCTTTTTCTTCGCTAGACTCTTCATCATCGCTAAACTTATAGTAACCATAAATAGACTCGATATAGTGGTCTATATCGTTAATCTTGTTTTGCACCCAAGGCTCTAACTCGTCAGTAGGCTTAATCATACCTAAGAGCTCTGTGGAGTATGCGATAGCTTTTTTTAAGCTGCTACGTGCCATTTTACCTTCATAACTCATTTTTTCATCTCACTTACTCGGTCACATAATAATTTTTTTATATAATTTTTATCATATATAGTACTTGTAGCTATAAAAAAACACACTCTATTGAGTTTTTTATTTATTTCTATTTTATTTTTAGTTGTTTCTGGTCTTAAACTACCATCTAGTTCTATATACAAGTCTAGGTCTTTTAAATACCAATCATATAATAAAGTATCGTAAGGATAAGGATATTTGGGTTCTACTTCATATGCATATTGATTATGTAAATACTCATCACAAAAATAAGCCTCAGCAGAACTCCTGTATAAAACTCCGTCTAAACCCTTAGTAATATTACCATAACCGTTTTTTGTTGTAATAGGTAAATTAGCTTTTGCTATAGCATTATTCCAGGATTTAAAGTATTTATTAATTATATGACTATTTGGGTATTTTAACGTATTTGCTCTAAAATCTTTAGACGTAGGTACTCTTTTGTATTGATGATAGAAATCAGTAATAGCTTGAATTATTAAGTTTTCTGTCCAAATAATTTTTTTTGACCCGACTAAATTATATATTTCTTCCCAATTTGTAAAGTATCTTTTTATTGTTGTAAAGGATGGAGCATTTTCTGAACTACTATTAGGAAATTTATTGTATTTGTTTATATACTCTTTAGTATAGTTCATTATAGAATTTCTACACCAGGTATTATTTTTAACTTGTCTTGTGTTTTTTGGTATTCCGGCTTTTTCTAATCCCACATTCCAGCTACCGAATCTATCTACAACTACCCAGCCACTTATGTATCCATTAGCTTTTGAAAATTCGTGTTTAGTCGGACTTCTACCATTTTTATGATAAAAATCAGACAAATGAGAAAGTATTTCTTCATCCGTGTATCTTGTCATTTGGGAGGAGTCTTTTTACTTCCTGTAGGGCTCCAAAGACGTCTACGTGCCCAATAGTTAGCACTAAACTTATCATCTTTAGTTAAATTACCGGATTCATCACGAATACCTGCGCTACGTGCTAAATAGTTTTTACGTGCTTCGGCACTATAGTTGTGTCCGTATTCACGGTGACCGTAGCGTACAACTTTAATCTCATCGCCTTTTTTAGCAAGAACTACTTCTTTATGCTGAGATCCTGAAGTATTGCGTTTAGGTTTGTTAAAACCTGCAAAACGTTCTCCACGATACTCAATACCCCCACTAGGTAGTCTTTTTACGTCTTTTGTTGTTGCCATCTTTCTTTACCTCAACAGTCTTTGGTTTTTTAGGGCGAGCTTTTGAGGGCTTCTGCCCTAAAAAAGTTGACTGAAAACTAGGAGCGATACTCATTTCATTTTCCTGTAAGGACGTACTTTTTTAGCTATCTTTTCAGGCTGAGAAACAAACTGCTTTCCTTCTTTTGTGCCTTCTCGTTTTGCACGATTAGTAGCAGCTTTCTCTCCTGAAGAAAGAGCTTTCCACGCACGCTCTGGCAGATATCTACCTCTCTCTGTCCGTGGCTTATCTCCTTCTTTTTCAGACGAGTACTGCCATTTTTGCTCTGTCCAACGCTTTAATGAACGCTGACTGGGTTTCAGAGCCATTTTACTTCTTCTTTTTCTTTAAAATCGCAGCTTGAAGTGCAGGAGGTAGTTTTTTCTGACCGGCAGTAAGACCGTTAGTTGGCTTCTCTTCTTTACCGTTCATCATTTCTTTCTTACCATTTTTTCCGTTTTTACCATTTGGATGCATTGCCATTGTATTTCTCCTTTATGATTTGCCTCGGTGGCCTAAATCAATCTTTTTACCTTTATGAGGACCAGATTTTCGTGCTATTAACCCTCGAGCCACGAGTCTAGCTCTATTGGTAGAACCAATAGGCTTTCCTTCTTTATGTTTTTTTAGCAGCTCAGAATAGTTAATTTTCATTATTTTTTGTAACCGCCACCTGCGCGTTTGTATTCGCTCGCGAGCAGCTGCGCTTTTCTCGCGCTCCACTGACCGGGAGCACCGCCTTTATCGCCAGCTTTTATACGCTCAAAAATCTGCTTACGTAGAGTTGGTTTAGTGTAAACTCCAGCCTCATTTACCGTAGATTTCTTCATTCTTTACAACTCCATGCATTAGCGCTTTAGGCGTTTTCTGTATTTTATGCTTATTAGTAGAGCCTGCGTTTACGGGTGGAATTTTTTTTAGTTTTTTGCTAGTTACTGGTTTGATAATCTTTCCCATAGCTTACTTCTTCCTAGCAGCGCGGGCTTTCATCATTGCAGCAGCTGCTACTCTAGCACCTGCTTCTTCACTGCCATACTGTTCAGCCGCAGAAGCAGCTATCTTAGAGAATTGCTTTCCCTTTTTACCAATATCTTTTCCGGCTACAGCCCGTTTGGCTAAAGAACTTCGTTCTTTTTTAGTAAGCATTTCCATGCCTGGGTGCTTAGAAGGTACTTTTTTTGCCATGCTTAACTCCTACTCATATATGCACTAGATCCAAAGAATGTAGCTACTACACCTGCTTGTGCTATATAAAACATCTGCAGTAGGTTATCTAACGCACTAACACGTTCTGTGCTGATAAACGGAAGAAAGAGAATGATAGTAAAAACAACCATACTCATCATCGCTACCCACGCCATTTGACGTAGTTGGTCTTCTTTTGCGTCTTTATTTTCTAATTCAAGTATTTTTTCGGCGTTAGTCATTTCTTCATCAGAAACAATTCCATCACCGTCTGAGTCAAATTGATTGTACTTGCTATCAGCTTCTAGTTTTTTACCGGCCAATAGGTCTCTCCTTACTTTTTAGATTTACCTGCGGCAGAAAGGGCAATAGCAATAGCTTGTTTACGTTGTGCTTCACTTTTTGAAATGCCTTCTTCCTTAGCTAGGGTAGATACGGCTTTACGTCTGGTCTTGCCAGGTTTTTTCATTAATTCTTTTATGTTAGCGCTAATAGTGCGCTGACTAGAGCCACGTTTTAGAGGCATTAGCTTACTCCCGTTCTAAGAACTCATAAGGTAAGTACTTTTGATATAGAGACCAGAAAAGCAGGTATTTAGGAAGAGTTAGCAGAGGATAGCTACGCTGAGCTCGAATTAAGCTGATAACTTTCTTCCTGTCCGTTTCCGATAAAGGCTGGTCTAATAATCGCTGAAATTGGCTTCTCGAGAGCCGTCTTACTTTTATCATCTGAATCTATGTATTTTAAAATATCTCTAACAAGAGCACTACGAACTACGTCAGAATTGTTATAACGAATAATATGCACACTCTCACACAGCTTTAGCTTTTCAATAGCCCACTGTAATCCGTTAGTGCCTTTTATATCGCTTTGAGTTAAGTCACCAGTAATTACTACTTTAACGTTTTCACCGAAACGAGTTAAAAACATTCGCATCTGTTCGATAGTAGTATTTTGCGCTTCGTCTAAGATAATAAAGGCGTCTGAAAAAGTGCGACCACGCATAAAGGCTAAAGGTGCAATCTCTATTTCGCCTGTTTGAGTAAGGTCTTGAACTCTTCTAGGGTTGCTAAGACTAATAAAAGCATCCATAAGAGGTAATAAGTATGGGTCTAGTTTTTCTTTTATATCGCCTGGCAGAAACCCGATATCTTCGGTAGCAACTACAGGGCGTACAATAATAATTCTATCTACAAATGCGAATTCTAAGTATTCTAGTGCTTTAGCTGCTGCTAAGAAAGTTTTTCCGCTTCCCGCAGCTCCTGTAGCAAAGATAACATTTTTTTCTGTTACTGCGCTAATAAACTCACGCTGTTTTTTATTCTTTGGTTCGACGACAATGCTTTTTTTCTTGTTCATTAATTACCTATCCACCGGGAAACATAAAAAGTTTTCGGTTAACGTCTCTCTAATCTCGTATCCTAGACTCTCTATTTGTCTTCGCAGTCTAGGCACATCAGATTTTAAAAACTCAATAAATATGATAGGCTTACATCTTTTAATTGTTTCTATGGCTCCCAAAAGAACTTTTTCCTCCATGCCTTCAACATCTATCTTAAGCAAGTCTAGCCTCTCAAAGTTTAGAGAATCTAATTTTCTTACCGGAACTGCTTCGTATGTAGAAGTTGTTTGGCCGATGTACTCTTTGTTATTTTTTTGTGGATCAATCTCCACTCCACCATAGTTTGATACTAAAGAATAGTCAAAAATAGGTACAGGAATCACTGAATCTTCGTTACCTATAGCTAACTGATGACAGAACATATTCGAAAAACAATTTAACGCTATAGAACCACATACCATGTAGTACAGTGCTCTCTGCGGTTCAAAAGAGATAACAGTGCTATTAGGGTTAGCGTGCTTTAACTCAAAAGAAAACCATCCTAAGTTTGCGCCAACATCTACTATAACAGGAGCTGGCATGTCCCTAACAATTGCACTTAATCTATCTAAATGAGACTGGTCTATATGTTTTCTATGTTCTTTATAATAGAGACCTTGATTAGTATCAGTATTTAGTATAATGAGCTTGCCAAAATGAGTCTCAAGTATTTCTGTGTAGTGCATAATAACTCTTTATTCTATATTTTAATTCGGGTAAATAATGATGCGGACTTCCCGTAAACACGGTGGAAGACCCATCTTCAACAGCCATAAGTATATAAAATCTATCTACTTGGGTATTAAATAACTTATTATGCGCGGTACAATAAAAAGTAGCTTGTAAATAGTAGTCTTTTATCTGGCTAACTGTTTTCTTTTTTCTAGAAGTTTTGTAGTCTATTACAACTAACTTATCATTCCAGTAACCAACCCCGTCACACCTACCAGCTATTTTAAGTTCTGAATCCCATACCACAAATTCCTGTGATACTGAACGAAAATTATTGGCAAGTAGATGTTTTATTAGCTCTACGGTCATAGTTCTAATAAAGGGTTTTTCTTCATTAAGTCCAGAAGAAGCTATAAAACTTTTGGCTTGCTCTTTGGTGGGACAGTCATACTCTTCGTATAAACGCTCTAGGTAATTGTGAAGTATCGTACCACGCTCTGCGGCAGCCTCTTTTATTCTGTTAGCCTCTTCTTCTCCTATACTATCAATCCACCGTTGTAACCAAGTTTTATTTGCGGTAGCTCCTAGCATAGTTGTAATGCTAGGAAAGGTTCCTTCGGGAGTAGTGTACACTCGACCAGAAGGAGAGTCTATGTTAATTATTTCTCTACACTGATTATATGTTAGCATAATATTTATACTTTGGCAATCAAAAAATTTAAAAACCAAAGAGAACGTTAGCTCTCTTTGGTTTATCTTACTTATTAGCTATTATTTTCTTATACGCTAAGAGCGGTTTTTCAAATAATTCGTAGGCCTCTTCATCGGTATAGGGCCACATGGTGTTACTCTTTTTTGTCCTTGGTAGAAATAAAAGAATACATATCTATAGCCTTTTTCATCATATCATCAAAAGAGTATGGCTGAAAAGCTTTCATGTATTCATCAATCTGTATCTTACCAAGAGCTTGCATTTTTTCTGCATAAATCATATTCATTTCAGCTTGCTTATCCATATATTCCTTGGCAAGTTGAAGAATTTCTCCGCGAATCTCAAAAGGGTTCTTGTTCATTTCATCGCCCTAGCCATAGCTTCACCAGTTGCGTTAGAATAAGCAGCAATAGACTTCATTGCGATTTTAGTAAATTGTGTTTGTGCGGCAATAAAATCATGGAGAGGCTTACTAATTTCTTTGTCTTTGACCCAAGTGTTTACCCATGAAGTTTTTGCATTCTGGATTGTATCAATCCACATATTTGTCATATATTCATTCATATTAATTCTCCTGTGTTGTGTGTTAGTTTAATAGCCAATAGTTATAATTGAGTAAGGAGGCAAAACTTACCCAAGCAAGATAAGGTATAAACATTAAGCTAGCGGTACGATTTACTTTCCAAGCCACTACTACATAGCTAACAATAGATAGCCAGAGAGCAACTATATAGTAAAATGCTGCTTCAAGATTTTCAGCGCCTGAGAATACAGGAGTCCAGATAGTGTTGAGACCCATTTGTAAAGCCCAGAGAGAAATAGCTAGTGCGGTATATTTGTGAGGACTACTATGCAATAGTTTCCATGCACTAGTTGCTATTAAAAGATATAGAATAGTCCATACAGGTCCAAATAGCCAATTAGGGGGAGAAAAAGAGGGACTAACTAAACTAGTATACCAAACGTTAGCGTCTCCCAGCGGGAACACAAAACTAGCAGAACTGGCTACTACAGTGCATAAGTATAGTATTACCCAAATTAAATATTTCATTTAGACCTCAAGAAAAAACGAGGGGCTAACCGTAGCCCCTCGCGTGCTTATTAAGTAGCAACCCTTAGCGATATGTAACGGTTTGATAAGCTACATCGCGAATTTGTGATCGAGTAATACCGATATCATTTAACTCTTTATCAGAGAGTCTAGAAAGCTCTTTGATAGTATGTTGAGCTTCATGACTCAGAACTCGATTACGAGCGTACTCTTCCCAAGCTTTCATAAGTTTTGAGCTCATAAACGCTTCAAAAAGATTAAGAATTTTCATATAACTACCTGTAACTGCTTCAGAGAGCGGTTTTTGAAGATAGTTGTTTAGTGCTGTTACTAATTGTGTCATGTGTGACTACCTCGCTTTTACCAATTGGAATTACACGAGGACGCATTTCTTCTGGAATTACGTACTTCAATTGAATTGCAAGTATGCCATCCTGAATGTCTGCTCCGCTAACGTGAACGTGTTCAGACAGCCTAAAGGTGCGCTGGAACTTTTTAGTAGAAATTCCGCGATGAATATACTGGCGACCTTGTGAAACGTGCTCACCTCTCACAACTAGAGTTCTATCTTTGACTTCAATAGTGAGTTCATCTTTATTAAAGCCTGCAATAGCCAGCTCGATAAGGTATTCTCCCTCTCCTGTTTTTACGATATTATGAGGGGGGTAATGGTCGTTTGCTTGTTTTGCTACTCTATCTAGTTCATCTAAGAGGTGGTCAAAACCTACAAACGCTGAGCGCGGAAATAATGTATTTACAGTTAAGCCTGTCATTTGCTTTCTCCTTTTTTAAGCAAGAAAATATATTAAGCCCCAAAATTTGGCAGCTTATCATTATCAACTACTAGCTTAATCTTACTATGAGCTACTAGTTGAGTTTCTCTAATAAATCGCTCTTCTTTAAGCTGGTTTATTAGAAATCTCCAGGCAGATTCGAATTTAGCAGAATCTGCTTTATTTAGTTTTTGAAGGGCGCGGCCATGCGTGACTTCGTCACACACCAAAGCTGCGGCAACAAAAAGATTAACACTACCTATGTATCGAGTTAAATCTTCGTCGTCTTCTTCATACTCTTCATCTTCATCGTCGTCATCTGATACTTCTCGAGGGTCTACTAATTCAAAAGAGCTATGGCTAATAGACTCTTGTTCCTCGTAGAAAATATCTACCGGGTCAGACAATAAAATTTTTTTTACGTAGTCTACTAAGTTTTGTTCTATCATCTCAACCAAGAGGCTAAAAGAGCTAAACCGCCAGTCACTAAACCTCCAATCACCCAAAGGGTGCGAAGACTAGTTTTACCTTGAGTTGCAAGTTCTTGCAGTGCACTAATATGCCGCAGAATTTCTGCCATATCTGTAGAGATTTGCTCTTCTAAGGTATCTAGACGATTCTCCAACCTCTCAAAACGTTCTATCATGTTTTGATGGCGTTCTGCACGAGTTGCATCTTCTACTTTAAGAGTAGTCTCAGCTTCTTGCAGGCGCTTAGAGATATCTTTTAAGTCTTCTCTGAGGTTAGAGAGTTCGTCCATAGGCTTTCTCCTAGTTATACTATTATTATATAGTAGTAACCTTTTAAAGTCAAAAACTATTTTTGTAAAACTGGCGAGAAGTGCGTAGTTCTACCGTCGTCTAGAGTAATACGACTAATAGCATTGCCATACGGGTCTATTTTTTGCCCGTATACCATTACCTTACCAAGTCGAGCATCTGCAATTTCTTTTACTGCAGAAGCATATCTTACATACTTACCCTCAGAATTGTAGATATCGGAATAGCTCTGAATAGTTGAACCTCCCGTTTCATACGCAGTTCTGAGTACTTGCACTACGGCATTATACAGGGTTAGTAGCTCTTCTCTAGAACAAGATGACACAAGCCTAGCTGGATGCAAACGAGCTAGGAAAAGACTTTCACTCTTATAGATGTTTCCAACTCCGCTGACGACACTCTGTGTCATGAGAAAGTTCACTAGACTCTTACGTTTATGTCGAGCCGCAATATCTAACCACTGCTCTTCACTGCAAGGCTCGTTAAGCATATCAGGACCAATAGCCAAAAGCTTACGATTTAGCTCGCTGGTACCGCGTATAAACTTAAGAGTACCAAAATTACGCATATCGCTAAAGTAAACTT